AGTACCTGTTCAAGTGGATTCAACTGGGTGTGTGCCACTTCCTCAACTGGCACAGTATTTTGGATTCTCTCTGATGCTTGAGTAAAATACTTTTCATCTTGTTCTATCCCTATAAAATCTCTATTACAGTTGATAGCAGCAACACCAGTAGTTCCTGATCCCATACAATTATCTAATACAACTTCACCCTCATTACTATAAGTTCTAATTAAGTATTCCATTAATGCAACTGGTTTCTGTGTAGGATGAGTCGCACCTTTATCTAATCCAAACTCAATAATCTCTGAAGGATAGTTAGTATATTTTTGCTCATACTCAGTTTCGTGTAGTAATTTATTACCAGCACCCATGTGTTCAGGATTATGTAAGAAGTTACCAAGTCTTTTTGCACTATTCTTCTTCTTTACTTTCTTCTCAATCAATCCCTGTGGATTGTATGTCATATTACCACCATTTCTTGATGCTGCTGCTGCACCTGCTGGAGAGAATACAACAACATCTTCTGTTTGCTTCATAGGTCTATAATTAGCAAGCAAGAATCCTGTTGTTTTCTTCTTCTTCCATATCCATTCATACTTAAACCAATCCAAATTACTAAGAATAAGTTGACTAGTAAATGGTTGATCTGCTGTTAAAACTACAGCACCTCTTGGTTTAAGAACTCTTCTATACTGTTCCCACAACTTATCAAGGGGAATCACAGTATCCCAAGATAATAATCTATTATCACCCTTATCCTTAATACCTTTTCTATCTGTTGTGCCATAGGGAAGATCACAGAGAACCAGATCAACTGATTCATCTGCAATCTTATCCATTTCAACTAAACAGTCTCCTTGGTATAATTTAAGCAAGAATCGCCTCCTCTAATGCTGCGTAAACATAGTTGATATATTTTACCACAGTTTCCTCTACAAATCCAGTTTCATACCAGTTAACAGTCTTACCATTAACCTTCTTACTACGTCTACGACCAGTAAGAGAGAATCTCTCAAGTAGATCACCATAACTTTGAGTATGATTACAAGTTTTAACCAAATCCTCTTTAATGTCTATGCAATAACCAACAAGACCAAACTTTACCTTTGGTGATAGTTGAGAAGGGCAAGAAAGAATAATATTTCTAATAACTGCTCTCTTAAGTGTATAGAATGGTTTGTCAACCCATGCTCTATCTTCTTGTAGATAAGCATACTTACCATTAACTTTAATATGTTGATCTAATCTCTCATCACCAAATCCTTCATGATCTGATTTAAGATAACCTTTACCATACTCAATATTGGTATTAGGATACTTTTGCTGTAAATCTTCAATAATAAATTTAAGAACAGATTCAGACCATTCCTCTAATTGGGGCCCCGAATAGTTTTTAAGGGGAACTCCTCTCAACCCCTCTCCATTTGTGAACTGTTCGGTCAACAGTTCTGTTGCTTGATTAATAATTGTTTGTGTCATTTAAAAGTCCCTAGTGGGGTTTGGTGTTTGACAATTCTATTATAACAACAAAAAACCCCCTGTGTAGGGGGTGTGTGCCACTCTAACAAGTGTCATAAGCTATAACCACTTAGTCATCATAGACTCTACACTCCATAGAGTCAGGATGATTATCACAGTAAACTTCGAGGTGTGAATCTTCGTGCCTTGTATGATAATCGTTGATCTTACCTTCATTTGGATCAACTACATCATCCTTATGATACTCATCATACTCTGCGTGAACATTCTCTAAGTCTTCCTTAGAATATTCAAGCATACCATGATTGATATGCTCCTTCCCATCCTTGGGATCAAGATAAACTTCGTGTTCTAAATCGTGCTTTGGTTGTGTCATAATCCAACAGAATTTGCGTTTGAGTAATCTCTAGTTCAAGCAAGTTGCAGTTGCTCTTTTCTAACGAAATCACCACTCATATTATAATACAATTTATGATTATTAGTGGTGACATAGTGTCCCTTTATCTCGTTTCCATCACAATGCCAACCGTAGTTGATTACACTTTCGTTGGTTCCATCTATACTAAACTTCTTGTCTGTGTGTAGATACTCTAGGTATCGTTCATCTAGATTGATCATTGCCCTAAAAGTGATTGTGTTGGTATTATAACATAACTACTTAGGAAATCTAGTTATGCTTAATATTTATTTAATCTTCTTCGGGTTTCTCGAAGTAGTTACCAAATAATCCATTATCACCATCTTTGTGGTTCTCTAGTTTTTCCACAATGTCTATTGCATCCACTAGATTCTCTATATTTGCCAACATATCAGCAATATGCTTGCTAACATAAGGTTTCTCACTTCTAGCAGCAAAGGATAAGGCATTTCTCAATGCCTCCTGTGCTTCTCGAAGAGAATATTCTACCTGTTGTGATAATGCCATCAAAGTTCCTCCTCACAATACTTCTCTACGATCTCTGAAATTACTTCGCTGAAGGCATTACGCAATTCATAAGCAATATCATCCTTATCTTTCTTTAACCTTCTTACAGTTATAGGTGGTAATCTAAGTGTTGCTTTAACATCCCATAGACCAAGTTCTTTATTCTTGGTGGTAGTTACTTCCAGCATCTCTGGTTCTTGTCCGTGAAATTCCTTGTCCATTAGTTTCTGTTGTCTCCAGCGAGTTCATCTATTTTAGCACAAACATAAGGATTATCATAGTCAGGTGTCTCCTCCTCTTTATCCTTTGGCCACCAGATACCATCACCAGTCATTTCATAACCAGCATCTTCCATTTCTTGATGGGTCATTTCTTTTTCAGTATAAGTAGGATCTCCAACCCTATCAGGTAGTTCTGTATAATCTGGCCATTCAGTTAAAGATTGATCTAACTCCTTCTCATGAAGGTTTATAACCTTATCCTTATGCTCAGTTCCATGAACAAGACGCAACACTTCATTAGCAGTTCTTACGCATATTCTATGGTATGTTAGATTCCTTCTAAGAGTAGTTCTTATGGTATCATATATCTCTTCTGGGGTGCAGTCAGATGTTATAGCATCTTCTACTGCATCCTCCAAATTAGTCAACGAATAACTGCGGTTGTTGCCTCTGTCGCTCATTCTGGTCGTGCTTAATTGCTTCTTGCACTATACTCTCTATCTCTTCTGATGTCAAGTCGTTCATAAACATCCAGTTAGGATCTTTTTTATCCCATTCAACCTCAAATGAACCATCATCTCTTCTATTAATCTTCAAACTGTCCTTCATTATGTTCTCCAAGTTTAATTCTTCTCTTCACTATTTTAGCATACCTGATCTCATCCTTAGAATACCACTCAGGATGTTTCTTTGCCCTCTTCAGTAATAGTTTTGCTGCCTTCTTGTCCTTCATTAGAACTATTCTTACTTTTTCCCAAGTGAGTATTTATATCATTTATCTGGGAAGTAACATAAAGCATCTCAGATTGTAGTCGATCTATCCTATCGTTGTTAGCATTATTTTGTGCTTTAAGATAGGTTACTATACTATCATCATCAACAGCTCCATCATCTTCCAAATAACTATCTGGATCAACACGATAAGGATATAACCAATCCTCTACTTCAGACACTATTGCCCATGCAAGTTCTCTTAATCGAAATAATGGTTTCATTTGTAACTAAACAGAAAATCATTTACAAAAGACTCTGACTTCTCTTCACCAAACTTACCCTTTAAATATCCTCTAACAGGATCAAGTTTAGTCATATATGTATCAAAGTCACTATACACCGTAGTGTCTGTTCCTTCAGGTTGATTCTCCTCTATCATCTCCTTATACTTTGCTAAGTAATCTTTAAACTCTGATAGGTAAGCATTAACTTCCTCTGGTTTACAGTATCTTACAAAGATATTCTTAGAGAAGTGGTTGCCCATCTCAAAGAATCTATACTTACCATCATCTTCAGGCAGTCCATCAACAGAGAACAGATACTTCTCTCTAGGATGTTGGAAGTCAAATACTATAATGACCTTCCTATCACTAAACTTCATTAGATCCATACCAAAACAAGGCAGATCTGCTCCTGTTTTAGGATAGAGTATGGTATTGTATATGTCA